TCAAGCCAACAAAGAAGCCTTTTATGTATTCAGGGCTCTGAGCATGGGAGCTGATACTGTAGTTTTAGCCAATGAAATGAATGCCAGACCCCATGTGGATTTTCAACTACAATTCGATTTTCTTATAAATACTATTAGACCACGCAAAAGATACAACAAGTGGTTGAAACCCGAGACGATTGATGTGTTAAAAGATGTATGCGAATACTATGGATATAGCATGGCCAAGGCCCGCCAAGTATTACCTCTGCTAACACTGGATCAATTGTTGTTGATTAAGCAAAAATTGAACAAAGGTGGAAAAGCATGATCCAAGATTTTTTTAATCTGGACCTACCATTCGAATACTATCCTTTAGAAGTTAAACTGGCACAGCCTGACGACTTTTTAAAGGTACGCGAAACACTGACCAGAATTGGTGTGGCTTCACGCAGAGATAATACACTGTATCAGAGTTGTCATATCCTGCACAAGCAGGGACATTACTTCATAGTGCATTTTAAAGAGCTCTTTGCTTTGGATGGCAAAACTACAGATTTAAGTAAAAATGACATACAGAGACGCAACAGCATAGCTAAATTGCTGGCTGATTGGGGTCTGTTAGCCGTCATAGACCCAGATAAATATACTGATCAGGCTCCTCTGAGTCAGATTAAAATTTTAAACTTTGATGAAAAATCTGCTTGGAATTTACAGACCAAGTACAACATAGGTAAAAAACGATCTTACAAGGAAACCTACAATGATTAAACTTGAATTAAGTATTAACGAAGTAAATGCCATCTTATTGGCTCTGGCAAAATTACCCTACGAAACTGTAGCACCTCTGATTGAAAAAGTTCGTGAACAGAGCCTACCTCAGGTTCCAGCTGATCAACGCAATGACAGAGAAAAATTGCAGGAAGATCTATTAAAAGCCGTTAACGAAGCTGAAACAGTAACACCAGAATAATATAAATATACGGTCCTGGGACGGACCTTAAACAGCCTGGCTACGCCCTCTGGGGTAGCTAATTTATTAACTCGCTTAATCAAGGAGAACGACATGACACAATTGTCACATTTAGCCTTTGGTCCTGGCTTCAAGGACTTTGAAAAATTCTTTGTGGGGTTCGATGACCACATCAATCACCTCAACGAATTAGCCAACGCAGTAACACGCAATTCAACTGGATATCCTCCATACAACATCACAAAAACCGGCGAACTAACCTATGCTATTGAATTAGCAGTAGCAGGTTTTGACGAAAAAGATATTGAAATTGAATATGCTGAAAACAAACTAACAGTAAAAGGTAGTATTACCGCAGACGAAGCAACAGAATATGTTCATCGTGGTATAGCTAACCGAGACTTTACTCGTACTTTTGCCCTAAATGACGAGGTAGAAGTTCGTAGTGCAGAATTACGTAATGGTTTATTAAAAATTGAATTGGAGCGAATTATTCCAGAGCACAAAAAACCTAAGAAAATTAGCATTGGAACAATTCCAACCATACAGGCTCGTAAAAAAGAGCTTTTAACCGAGAAGGAATAAGCATGAAAAAATTAACACTTGCAGTACTTTTAGCCCTATCAGCAACAGCAACCGCTGCTGATAATTTTGGTCATATCCAATTGGTGCATCGTAATACCGTAGCCGATGATGCTGGCAATCCTAACCGACATGGTGCCAATATTACATTGGGTCATAAATTTGCCAATAACTTTAGCATGGATTTCAATGGTCAACATCGTCAGGAAAACGGTGCTAATGGAACTGATACAACCAGGTTGGAAATTGGTGCAACACCACAAAATGAATTGTTTTACGTTCGTACGGCTCTGGGTGTAAAATCCGCGGGTGATAGTAATCTTTATTATAGCATTGAACCTGGATTACGTTGGGCATTAGCTCCAAAGCTTACTGCAAAGACAGGCTATCGATATCGAGATGCCTTCAGTGATAATAATGATCAAACACATACTGCCAGATTGGGTCTTGAATATGCTGTAACTGATACACAAGCTGTTACTGCAGGTTATGATCGTAGTTTTGGCGACAGTGAGTTTAGTGGTATTGCCTTAGGTTATGCTTTAAAATATTAATACACGGGGGCTCCGGCCCCCTCTTTTTATGGAGTTATGATGAACATTAAATTGATTCGATTACAGACCGGCGAAGACCTCATTGCCGATGTTGTCAAAGAAGGCGCAGCCCTTACCTTGGAAAACCCCTGCATGGTCTATGTACGTCCACAAGGCAACAGTGCCAGTGTGGGAATTACTCGTTGGTTACCCTATGCTGATACAAAACAATTTACCATTGATAATAAATGGATTGTTGTTGTTACAGATCCTGTAGAAGATCTCAAAAATGAGTACAACAAGGTATTTGGGTCTGGTCTGATTGTTCCGCCAACACAGATTGCCATAGCTGATAAATAATAGATTCAATTAGGAGTCTATTATGGGCAATGTCTCTAAACCAATAACACCAGTACAGATTAATCAACCAGTATATACTGATCCAGGTGTTAGAACTATACGTCAATTACGGACGTTTCAGTTTCCACAAACAGTTACAAGTGCTGCAACATTAGCAACAGCTAATGCTTTACCGCTAATTACTCAAGGTTCAGAACTTTGGACCGGTATATTTACTGCAGCTAGTTTAGAAAGTTTAATTGAAGTTGAAATATCAACAAATATCACTGGCAACGCTAGTGTAAATTTTTGGATTGCTTTTTTTGCAGATTATAGCACTGAAGCTCTTTCAGTTTCACCTGGTATATCCAGTCACCTTTAAACACTTTTTTCAGCCCGTTACTTTAGGCCCAGTAAGATACAGTTTAAGAATGGCACCTAGTGCTAGTAACCTTATTGCAAATTGGTTTGCTTATGGTGGAAGAAACGCTAGCCGTATTACATTTACTGAATATACAGGCCCAAGTATACGAAACACTTGACAAAATTTTAATAGTATACTATAATAGTAGAATGGAAGTTTGGCCGAGTGGTCGAAGGCAGCGGCTTGCTAAGCCGTCCTCCTAGCAATAGGAGCATAGGTTCGAATCCTATAACTTCCGCCAATTATCTGGGCCTATAGCTCAGTTGGTTAGAGCAGAGGACTCATAATCCTTTGGTCCAGAGTTCGAATCTCTGTGGGCCCACCAAGATCTCAAACATATAAATATAGGACTATGGCATTAAAAATTATCAAAAAACCCAGTAAAAATAATCTCAACGGAAACCACATCGAAGTTGGCGACCTGCCCTTTGAAACAGCATTTCGTCGTTTTCGCAAAAAAATAGATGACTCAGGCCTGCTGCGTGAACTTCGAGACCGTGAATGCTACAACAAACCCACATCAGTTCGCAAACACAAACGAGCAGCTGCCGTTAAACGTTGGCAACGTGAACAGGCCAAACATAAACTACCACCGAAAATGTACTAACATGTCCAAGACCGCACGCAATCCAGTCACCAACGACTTAATCAAATCCAAAACCAGTACAGAAACTTTTGATCGTAATTTTGATCAGATTGACTGGAGTGTGAAAATGGAAAAGCTCGAAGAAGTCATCAAAGACCACGAAGAGTTATTACGAGATCTAAAAGATTGACAGCAACACCCTAGTATAATATAATTATATTTTAACATGAAGGAACAATGATGAGCTACAATCACGTAATGTTAGGTGAACCCAAAGAAAATCCCCGCATCGATGTACAAAAGGCAATTCGTCTGTTTGGTGAAGAACAGTACAAACTGATTCTCATAGCCTCAGCCAGAGCCCGTGAAATCCATCACAAGAAAAATTTCAAGGAAAAACAACAGGGTGCATTGATTCGCACAGGCTACAAGCCCATTAATGCGGCTTTAAACGAAATCATCGAAGGTAAACTAACACCGCAAGGATATGACCATGGCACAACCGGGCAATAAAGCAGTACACAAAAGTAAACGTCATCGTAACCCCATGACCTACAAGAGTGGTAAACCTAGACTCCGTACACTTAATGTTGCACAACTAACAGCATTGGTGGACAAGACTCAGGTAAAGAAAGAACTATCTAAAATACAGCGAGAAATCGCAAGGAGAACATAATGGCAACACATGATCAAATCGTAGAACAAGTAGCAGTATATGTAGCAGAAAACGAAAAGTTTGAAACCAAAGGTGTTAAAGCGTCAGCAGCTCGTGCTCGTAAAGCACTGGGTGAAATTGGCAAACTGGTTCGTGCTCGTCGCAAAGAAATCCAAGAGAAAAAGACTGCGGCAGCTGCATAATGGAACAGGCCCAGGTGGCGAAATTGGTAGACGCACCAGTTTCAGGTACTGGCGACGTAAGTCATGGAGGTTCGAGTCCTCTCTTGGGCACCAAAATGAGTAACGATCAATTTTATAAATGGATCATGAGCATTACCTTTTTAGGTAGTGCTCTTCTTTTGAGCTCAAACTTTGAATACAGCCGTATTGGATTCATGTCTTTCTTTGCAGGACACCTCATAGGACTCTATGTATTTCGTCGTGATCCAGCCATGCTCTGGCACAACATCCTGTTCAGTTTCATAGACCTCTGGGGCATTTATCGCTGGTGGTTTTGATAAATACTCGTATGGAACAGATTACCATAACAGCCGCAGCAGCTGACAAAGTACGAGAACTATTGGCCGAGGAAGCTAACCCTGACCTAAGACTACGCATGTTTGTACAGGGCGGAGGTTGTAGTGGATTACAGTATGGATTTACCTTTGACGAAGCTCAGAATGACGATGATTTTGTCATAGAACAGCAGGGCATAACCCTGTTGGTGGACGCCCTGAGCATGCAGTATGTACAGGGCAGCACAGTAGACTATGCTAAAAGTCTCATGGGTGAGCAGTTTGAAATAAAGAATCCCAATGCCCAGACCAAATGTGGTTGTGGCAGTAGTTTTTCAGCCTAGGAGGTAGCATGGCCTATTCAGATAAAGTCCTGGATCATTATGAAAATCCCCGCAACGTTGGTAGCCTGGATAAAACAGCTCCAAATGTAGGAACTGGCATGGTGGGTGCTCCGGCCTGTGGTGACGTCATGAAACTACAAATTCAGGTAGGAGAAAATGGTGTTATCGAAGATGCTAAATTTAAGACCTATGGTTGTGGGTCTGCTATTGCTAGCTCTAGTCTTGTCACCGAGTGGCTCAAGGGCAAGACGCTGGCTCAGGCACAGACCATCAAGAACTCTGATATCGCAACTGAACTTGCATTACCCCCAGTTAAAATACACTGCTCGGTCCTGGCAGAAGATGCCATAAAGTCAGCCATAGCAGATTATACAAACAAACAGTAATGGTATACTTATGAAAAAAATATTATTAAGCCCCTGGCTGGC